CGATCGCGCCCGGACCGGCGCCTGCAAGGGCGATGGCCGACTGAGCCAGCAGGGCAAAACCTGTGGCTACCGCAAGAACGCCAATGCCCATCAAAGCAAATGCCTGGGCTGACTGCACCATCTTCTTACCCGTCACGGAAGCTGTGCTTCCTGCTGTTTCCATTGGAGCCTTGAGCCCGAACAGCTTGCCGGCAATTCCTCCGGCCTTATCTGCCACAAAGGTAAGCGCTCCGCCGAAAGCAGAAACAAAGGGAGCAGCCGCTCCCACTATCTTGAACGCGGCAAAACCTGCAGCAATCTTCGGAAGCTGGGTGATCAGCCATGCGATCTGATCAGCATGAGCTTCAATGAATCCGGCAATACCCTTCAGAGCGTCAGTAACAGCTGTTACGCCACCGGAAAAACCTTCCAGTGAATCTGCCGAACCGAAAGCGCCGTTAATCTCGGCAAAAGAATCGCCGATAGCTTTTCCTGCATCAGCGAAAGCGCCGATCACCTCTCCGCCTGCATTTACGATAATGTCAAAGTATTTCTTTGCGGAATCCGCAAAAGCCTTGAACTTATCGCTTTTCAGGCCTTCCGTCAGTAATGTGACGAATTCGTTCACCCACTGCACAGCGCCCCTGGCATCTTCGGCAATCATATTGAAAACCGTGATTTCAAGGCCTTCTGTCGCAGATTTGAGCAGGGTGATATCGCCCTTGAGGTTGTCAAGCTGGGTAGCTGCCATTTCAGCGGCAGAACCTGCGGAACCGGCAAGTGCCTGCCCGAATTCATCCACCCTCTCGGCAGACACGGCAGTCATCTTGTTAAATGCCGACAGGCCGTAGGTGGTGAAGATGGTATTTTTCAGAGCATTTTTCTGCTCGTCCGAATACCCTGCAAGGGCTCCGTCGATATCTGCGATGACGGCATTGAAATCCCTTGCGTTGCCTGCAGAATCGTAAGCGGAAACACCCAGTTTTTTGAGGGCTTTTGCTGCTGATGATGTGGGCGTGTAAACGTCTGCCATTGCCCTGTTAAGCGCTGTGGCAGCCTCTTCGCCCGTGACATTGGACTCGGCCAGCCTCAGCAGGGAGACCGTGACGGAATCCATATTCTGGCCGTAACCGCTTGCTGTAGCGGCGGCCGATGATAAAGCATTACCAAGGGCATTAACGTCCGTGTTGGCCGTTGCCGCGCCTTTTGCGATAAGGTCAGCCACTTTTGCCGTAGCCCCCATGCCGTCAATCACGTCAGTGGTAGCGATGCCCCAGCCTTTCAGTGTGCCGGTAATTTGGGAAGCAGCCGCGTCCATGGTCTCGGCACCTGCCGCCGCAAGGTTCAGAACGTCATCAATAGCCGCAATCTGCTCTTCTGCGGTAAGACCCGACATGGCAAGGATATTGAAGCCCTGAGCCGCTTCTGTAGCGGAAAAGGCCGTTGTCTTGCCAAGCCTTTCAGCCTCGGCGATGATACCGGAAATCTCTTCCTTTGATTTGCCCATGGTAGCGGCAATCTGGCTGGTCGCCTGTTCGAAATCCGAACCCGCCGCTATCGCTGAGCCAAAGCCCGTCTCAATAGCCCCGAACAGCTTCTGGCCTGCCGCCATTGCCATTCCAAAGCCGATTCCGGACTTCATTCTATCGGAGAAACCCTGTGCCGCATCACTGCAGGCCGCAAAGGTACTCCGGAAGTTTTTATCTACGGCGGATAAGACCGCCTTAACCGAATAGCTCTGCGCCATCTGTCTTATCCTCCCTTTTCTCCGATAAATGCTGTTTCAGGCGGCCAAATACACCGCCGCCGGTCTTCTTTCCGCTTTTTCTGAGCACGGAATCCTCAGCCTGCTTGTGGTTGAAGAATTTTTCAAACTTCGAATAAACCGGCTTCCTGGTCTTGCCTTTGCCCTTCATCGCCCTGACGCGGAAATTCTGGAACGCCATCCAGTGGATATCCCTCTCCACATCAGTCCTGTGCAGGGTATAAGCTTCCATAAGGTCGCTGTATTCAGTCACCATGAGAGCGTCTACTTCCGCATAGGATTTCATGCCCAGATAACGGAAACAGTTGATCACTACTTCATGGTAGATCTCGGAGAACGGGCGCTCATCCTGTTCGCCGGATTTTATTTCTGCTCCTTCGCCAGGTCTTCCAGAACCTTCTGGGTCAGCTTCCTGGTACAGCCCTGATTGCTTAAAAAATCAAGGACCACCTCAAAAGGATCCGTCTGGGCATCGTTCAGATAGGCTTCAAATACCGCAGGGGTAAGCCGCAGGGAGCCTTCCGGGGCGTATTTCGAAGCAATGCTGAGTACGTTCCACAGCTGAATCGGATCGCCGCTGACAAGGCCAAGGATTGCGAAGCGAAGCCCCACTTCCATCTTTGCACCGTTGAATTCCTGTACCTGGAGCTTCTGGATCTCCTTCAGGAAACCGAAGCCGAAATTAAACTTGTAAACACTATCCTGGATAAATAACTCGAACATGGATGTCCGCCCTCCTTAAATCGTTAAAAAGGGGACCAGGCTTAAAGCCCGGTCCCAACAATGGTTGATTAATTGGTTAAAATGCCCGATCAGACAGCAGCGTCCGCAAATACATATGTAGCAGCGTCGACGATGGCAGCGGACGCAGTTACATCGCCAGTAACTCCGGCGCCATTGATGGAGAAGGTGATCTCACCTTCTGCAGCCTCATCCGCTGCAGATGTGCGGGACCAGTCGGTGATATAGCCCTGCATATATCTGCCCTCGTATTTGCCTGTTGTGCTGCCGGGCTTGTCAAGATTGACTTCCCAGATTTCCATCAGGGTGTTGTTGTCGATGCAATCCTCCAGATCGTCACTGGTAAAGTGACTGTCTCCGCTTGCTTCTACGGATTCCAGATAGGATGCTTTCACTTCATGCTCGAGACCGCCGGCAGTAACAATGTTGCCGTCTTTTGTAGCTGTGGAATCTGAATCTCTGGACTTTGTTCGCTCATTTTCGGTCACAAAAGCAACGTTAAGGCCTGCCTTTGTGCCTTTTTCAGAGAGCTTGCGGAAAAGATAGATGATTCTCTTGCCCTGAATAACTGTAGCCATTTATTTGCCTCCTAAAAGGTTGTATGTCGCATCAATGTAACCGTGCAGGAGCGGCATCGATGTCGTGTCGTCGTTGGTAATATCAGCCTGCATATCGGTAAGCGCTACCCTGTAGGATTCCGTATCCTTCACACCGTACAGGAGCTGTTCGATGCGGAAAAGCATCTCTGCGAGCGTGCCCCTCAGGCCCGGATCATTATGCCATACGTCGACATGGATGGACACGGAACCGAGCGGATGATATTTAAATCCGAGATTGACCGCAAGGGATGTATCCCGGATATAGATAAACGGATACGGCGCATCCCTGCCGGGGAGCCTGCCGTGAAAAACGATATCCGGATAGGCTCCTTCAAGCTCTGTCCGGACTTTTGTAAATACTTCATTCTGTGGAGCGTTCATTCTCTACCTCCACTATTCAATCAGTTTTTTAAGGTCCCTGATAAATTTGGGATTCTCGGCATCAAAAGCGGGCTTCAGATACGGCTGTGCTGCCATGTATCTTGTGCCGAGCTCCACATAAGCCCCGTAGGGGGCTGTGGGCTCAACTTCGGCAGACATTCCGAACTGCCGCAGCTCAAGCGTGATAGACCGCCTCAGATTGCCCGTAGGCTTTACAAAACGGCTGCCTTCCATGTGCCCGCGGAAGACCGCGTTCTGAACGGCCAGCTTCTGGAGCTCCGCGCCGTGGAACTGCACAACCTTTTTGATATCGTCCGTGCTTGTTGCTCCGCGGTTGAGCGCTTTCGTTACGTCCTCGAGCCCCTCGAATTTAATGGTGTTTGCCATTACTGCACCTCTTCCAGAATAAAGGTTGTAAGCCTCTTCAGCTCACGCACCTGCCTTACCATGTAAAGCCGGTCTTTCTGAGCTGTCCTGTCCGTGATCCGGACTCTTGAGTACCCCTGCGGGACCCTCCTTCTTACCGTCACGGTCTTACTGCCTTGTTTCAGCTCCCCGAATACGAGCATAAGCGTTTCCCTCCGGGTGTCCATGACGGATGCGAGGCGTTCCTCTTCCGTCACGGCATCGGGGAGCATGTCGCCTGTCGAAGGGTCGAATGCGCCGGGTGCGATATACTGGAAAAAGACTTTTTTATTAAATCTCACAGAAATCTCACCTTGCCTTTTGCGCTGATCTTCTGGCTTTCTAGCCATTCAGCGATAGCATCCTCGAATTCGGAAAAATCGTCATCCTCAAAGCTGATGGACTCACCCTCTACGGTATGGGTTTTATATCCCTCGCTCCCTACGCGGTTGTAACGCTTGATCACGTATTCGGGAACAATATAGCTGAGGGCATCGGGGATGCTATCTTCAGCGGAAAGACCGGCTTTTAAGCGGAGCTTCTTTTCTGCCGTATCCGCAAAAAATTCCAGCATTGACTGAAGCTCCGGAGAAGCAAGCGCAGGGTCGAGCCCCAGCGTATGGTAAATTCTTTCATCCATGTCACTTGCCTCCGGTCCTCTTTTTGCGGTCGGGCGACTTTTTGGGCGCCTTTTTAACGGGAACACTCTCAGACGCGCCAGAATCGTTTTTAAGGGTTTTACTGCTTTCAGCGGTAACTTGTTCATCTGATGTGCTTGGAGACTCAGAAATCAAATCCTGCGCCATCTGAGGGGTATCTGCGTCTTTTACTGCAGCATCGGGAATCTGGAGAGTAGATTCAATGAGCGGACGCCCCAATGCGTTAAATCCTGTGGAAAGCTCATATATCCTTGCCTCAGAAGGCATCGGCTGACCTTTCCTCGGGAACTCATCCCCCACTTCGTACCTGTGGTAGATTCTGCCGTCCTTCACGGCAATATAATCCGTCAAGTCACTGAACGGGTAGATTACTCTGAACATATGCGCCTCCCAATCCTGCCCCGGTCATGCGGCCGGGGCTCGCTTACTGTTAATCAGATCACGTTCCGGTAACGACTACCTTTGCAACAGCCTTTTTATTGTCATTAGGACAATACTGGCCGCCCTTGCCTGCGCCCTGCAGGGCCACACCGTCAAAATCTTCAGACTCGATGGTTCTGGTTGTGTTGATGCCAAGGAAAGCCTTCCCGATATGCTGTACATATGCATATACGACTTCGCCGGCTACGAAGTTGGATGCGGGAACCTCTTCGATCACGAAGCCCTTGAACATGGTAACCTCTTCACGGTCAATATTTACGGTTGAGCCCTTGGAAGTGGTAGACAGGCCGCTGTCGATGATAGCGTTGTAAACCTCGGGGGTCACGGAAGCGATCATTGTACCTACAGCGCCTTCGTTTGCGAAGTAAGCGTGAAGCTGTCCGAATACCGTGCCGACGTTGGTAGCATCAACAGCTGTTACACTGATGCTCTGGCCGGTTCCTGAAGCGCAGGAGCTGATGAAAGCGCCGTGCTTCTGGTTGAACAGGGCTACCTTTGCCTTTGCCTGAAGCTCAAGGCGGTCAGCAATAGCTGCGTCCATATCATTGTTTACTGTATGTCTGTCAAGGCCTTCGTGGATTGTCCAGTTGAAGCTGTAAGGCACATCCAGGTCATCGTAGATAACTTCGGTACGTGCGCCGAATCTGGAAGTGGAGCCTGTACCGGTTCCCATGCCTACGTTAGCGCCGGTGTTATAACCGTTTGTGTAAGCGCCTGCAGCGCTTACTGTGCCGCTTGTCAGAGCGCATGCGATATCGGAAGTCTTTACGGAGAAAGCAACAGCCTTCTCGGAAATACCGTCGATCGCTTCAAGACCGCCCGCAAAGAAACCTCTGAATTTGGCCTGAACATCAAAAACTGCCTTCAGGATTTCCATGAACTGCTTTGAATAGATGCGGATATTCATGTTGTTGTTGTCGCCGTCAGCGAACATCTGGAGATCGAATCTCTTAGTCATCTCTTATATCCTCCATATTGGATCATCTTCTGTATTTGTTGATAATACTCTGGAAAGGATCCGGCTTGTCCTTGGAGCCTGAATAGCTTCTCGGAGTGGATCCCGTGGCACGCTCAACGTCGTGCGCTTTAATCTGCGCCTGAATGATAGCCACGAATTTTGTAATATTGGCTTTCGTGGTCTCGGCATCATCGCCGACCACAAAAGAAAGGATATCCGGCGTTGCCTCGATTCGGGATTCCTTCAGGATTGCAGCAGCCTCCTGTCCAAGCTGGGTCTTGAGCGCCTCTTTCTTGAGGGCCTCATTCTCTGCTTTGATGGCATCCATCTGCTGCTTGAGCTTTTCCTGCTCATATTCGCGCTTCTGTTCGGCATTCATCCGCGCAAGCTTTGCCGCCTCTTCCTGAGCGTCCTTCACCTGTTTCTCGGCTTCAGCCTTGAGCTTTGCGCGCTCCTTGGCAAGCCGTCTCTCAATGAGCTTGTTGACATCTTCCTGGGAAAAGGTTTTTTTGGATTCACCGCCCTCGGCACCGGCAGCATCCTCTTTTTCCTTATCCTCAGCATCATCACTCTCACTGCCTTCGTCATCTGCAAACATCTGCAGATTCCATCTTCTTAATTCGTCTGCTTTCATTCGTTTTTCTCCTTAATTCTTGATTTGGGTTAAGTAACCAGTCACCTGCAAGCTTTTTACGTCTTCCGCAGTCCGGACATATTAAAAGCCCCGTTAAAGGGGCTTGAAATCATGTATGGTAACATTCTCCGGGTAAGTATTCGCCAGAGCGAACAATCCCGTTCTGAGCGCCGTCAGAAGCACAATGCCGGCTGTCCCGAGGGGTTTCTGCCATCTGAGCTCCGTTCCTGCCTCGCTCTGCGTCTCTTCGGGCTCGCATTCGATATCCAGCGTCTCCAGACAGGTTGAAAAAGTCATATATAGAATGCTCACTGCTGCGCAGACAATATCCTGCCCTTTCTGGGCATATCCTGCATGGCCGGTAATCTTTATATGGTCCGGCCAGAATTCAATGTTAATCATTTTCTGTCCCTTCTGGCTTCCTTGAGCTCCTCTGCTTCACTCTTTGTCAGCATTTTCCGGGCTTCTGCCTTGGAATTCAGCCATTTCTCAAATTCCTGCTGGTCCATAGCGGCGGCGATACCGCACCGGCATATCGGATGCATGGGCGGAGCGTTTTTGCCTGGCTGCATGTCCTTAATCTCAAAGACCTGCCCTTCAAGCTTTGCGCATACCGGGCAGGGGTTGCCCTCGGTGATGTAGACATATCTGGAATAACCATTCCTTGTAAGGCTCTGCATCTGGGCGTCAATCTGAATCCGGGCCGTTTCCGTGATCATCAGACGCTCCGCAGCATAAGTGGAAGTGTCAAAGCGTTTTTTCAGCGTCCTTGCAAGCTCCCTTGGATGATCGCCCCGGATGATTGCGCTTGTCAGGTCTGTGGTAAGGCTTGCCATCAGAGCATCATGGTGCTGCCACAGCCTCTGGGAGAAGGTCGCGTTCTGGAATGATGCGTTCACAAGGGCTTCTGCTCTCTTGGCGGGATTCTGAACAGATCTTCCGAGAATGCCTGCCATATCCTTGAAGCCATTTAAAGCATCACTCTCCAGCTCACCCCGGAAATATTTGTCTACGGCATCATAGCCGGCGGTAAGCTCAAGGTTAAGCTCTGCCTTTAAAAGCTCAAGCCGGTTTACCCGCATGGTGAGGTTGTACAGGCGCATCTCTTCATTGGCGGCCTGTGAGAAATCCTTCTCAGCCACATATTTTGCGGCCTTGCGCTCGTAGGCCTTGATATCAGCCTGCGCTACCCTCGCCTTGGCTTCCGTTATGCTGATGCCCTCACGGGTGGCATAGCGTGCGTAGAAGGCCTCAATCTGATGCGTGCATTCGCGCATCATGTCGTTGTAAGCCTGCTTCAGATAAGCCTGTCTGCGCCTTAGGGAGCGGTCCGTTACCTTGCGGTTGTGCTCTTCCCTGTGCTTCCAGTATTCGTAGGACGATAAAGCCATATCAGCCTCCGATCATGTCTTTTGCCTCTTCGCGAACGGATGACCTGAGTGCGGATTCAACGGACGTATCGGAGTCCGGCACGAGCTTTGTCATGACTTCCAGAGCTTCGACAGCCGCTTTCTTTTCATTTTCAACGCGCTGCATCTCTTCATCTACGTTTGAGATAATGTTTGGCGCCGCGCCGTATTGGCTCTCCCTGGAGACGATGCCCTCAAGGTTTTTAAGAATCTGGGACTCTTCCAGGATATTCTTGGGAGTCTTGCGGGAGAATTTGTAAGTGATACTCTCCCAGGCATCCGGATCGGGGAAGTTGGTTGGCAGGCTGCAGAAAATCTTATAGCGTTTTTCCAGTGATTTCTGGATCTTCTCATCAAAGGTCTCTGCAAGGGAGTCCATGTTGAGCAGCTTGTATGACAGGGCAATACCGGAAGGATTGCCTCCGAAAGAGTCATCACTGAAATTCGCAGTCATGGAAGTCAGATAGATCATATCCTGGATGCGGTCCAGGAGATTTTCCTGGGTGCCGTCAGCGGAAGGCTTTGTGAGGAACTGCACCACAATATCCTTGGCATTGTCGGTGCCGTAAAAATTAATGATGCGGTTGTCACGGATCCGTTTCACGCCGTCATCATCAACCTCGGCGCCCAGGATGGCCAGATAAGCCTCGGCGAAGGCCGCCACGTCATTTGACTTCTCGGAGATGGTGAAATTGTAAATATCATTCGCAGCACAGACGCCTTCGTAAATGCCCATTCTCTCAGGATTGAGCTGCCATTCGACAACCGGGATCATGCCGTAGGGATTTTCTATTGCTTCACCAGTCTTTAACTCACTGTCGGCAAATGGGATGATCTGCTCACGGGTCATTACTTCGCCGTAGAGCTTGCTGTCCTTTTTGCGCTTGCCGTAGCGCACGGCAAACATGGCGCGTCCTCTTAAATCGTCCTCGTAAACGCAGAAAAGATCTGTCGGGGGGATAGCCTTGACTCTGGTAATGGCTTTCTCATCCTGGTAAAAATATTCCCATGCATGACCAAATTTGCAGCAGAGCTTGATCAGCTCGCTCTCATGGTCGCGGATATGGTTTTTCTTGTGCCATGTCTGAAGCGCTTCCATCAGAGATTCGTTGTCCGTATCCTTAACGATCGGAATGCCGTAGCCATAACCACGAAAAGAATCCGCGATTTCCCTGCAGAAATTGAAAGCCATCCGATGATCAGGCTTCCATGAGGGTTTATCAGGCTTGAAAAAGATATCGTGGAAACCCTTGTACATGGCGTCAAGATAGGCATACCGCCTCAGGCGGTCCTGATGGTAGCCGATGTATTCGTTCACCAGGGTCATGGTGATCGGCTCACCGGGGTCGCATTTCATAGGCTCCGGGAGCATATAGGGAATGCGGTTGGAGTTGTCGTCCATCTCTTAAATACCTCCTGAGTAGGTTTTCAGTTTCGGGCGTCCCATGCCGACTTTCTCGGCTACGCCCGTGATGGCATCCTGTGCATCATCGTGGGCGTTCCTGCCTTCACGCTGATACCGTGCCATTGATTCGTAAAATTCCGGCCATCTGTCCATCCAGTTGACCGGAAAATATATATGATTCATTACAAAAGTTGCATTCGTCAGTATCCTGGCATTTTTATTTTTTGACTGATGGAACCACGCAATATGCGTGCGGTTCCATCTCTGCAGAGCCATCTCACGTTCGACATTCCGGGCAAATCCGCGTCCGCCGTTATTGGATTCAATGTCTGCCCAGCTTACGCGGTCTTTCATAAGCATCTTTGCTGTGGCAGGCTCCGTCTGCTCCATAGGCGCCTTGGTAAAGAGCACGTCAAGCACGTAGGCCTCGCCCATATATTCGCCATAGTTGACGGAACACAGATAGTCGGTGCCCTCATCTGCCGTATCGGTGTAATTCTTGACAGCCGTAAAGAGCGGAGCTCCGGAAGCGTCCCTGGGAACGTCCTCATAGGTCTTGAAGGACGTGTACAGCCTGCCCTTGATGTCAATGGGCGCCTGCTGGTAGTTGGCAAGGGCAATAGCCCTGTCCATGGCTTTTGTCTTCTGCAGGTAATCTTCCTTGCAGAGGATATCCTCGCAGAGCATGGAGCCATCGTCCTGCATGGCCTTCATGCTGATATGACGGAGCTTCCATCCCTCTTTCTCAAAATATTCAAGGGCACGGCCGGCAAGGTCATTTGTTGCCCAGCGGGTCATTATGATGATAACCTTGCCCATGTTCTCGAGCCTCTGGAGCATGGTGTTGGTAAACCATGACCAGTGGTTATCCTTGACGGTCTCATTGTAGGCTTCAAGGGCATTCTTGATAAGGTCATCCACGATGATAAGGTCGGCGCCGAAGCCGGTAGCTGTGCCGGTCGGGCTTGTAGCCAGGTAATTGCTGTATCCGTCTTCCAATGACCACAGGTTCATAGCACCATCGCCGTATTTGATGGC